TGCAGTAGCCCGCGGGCCGGGCCGGTCGGCCACTGGCGGCGCCGCTGCTCCGGGTCTTCCTGCTGCGTGATAGCCAGCAGCATGATCTCGGCCTCCCGGCTCGACATCCGCGCAGGCAGCATCGCGAGAGCGGGCGCTATGGCTCGCTCCCGTATTTCAGAGAGGGTCATGGGAAATCCTTAAGGCAGAAAAAAGCCCCGACTGGCGGGGCTTATGTGGTTCAGTTGACGCTGCGGCTGACTTCGTACCAGTTAGTCCCGTCCGATGTGATGGTCAATGTAGAGGTGTCCGTCGCATTCAGCGCGCCCGCCAGCTTCAACTGGTTGCTATCGTTGATCTGAATCGCGCCGCTAAATACTAGTGTTAACTCCTGTCCTTTATGATTTGTTGCTGCACAGCTGTTGATTGTTGTCGTGCCCGTCACGATGAACGTCTTGCGCGGCCCCTCGAATGCCGGAATCGCCAGGGCGGACGCCGACGGGATAGACGGCACGAGGGCGACGCCGAGCAGGTCAGTCTCCTCGACGGCCAACAGGGTGCGGGTGGTGCAGTCGATGGCCACGAAGTCGCCCAGGCGGAACAGGTTCGGCCCTGAGCCGGCGAACGTGCGCAGCCCTAGGTAGAAATTGCGCACGATGCTGGGGGCGGTGCGCAGCACGTTGGCCACGTTGGCGCCAATCGAGTAGCCGATCTGCGACGTGTCCGACGGCGTGCCGATGTCGGACACGTCGTTGCCGCCGAGGTACACCCGGTCGATCTTGCCCTGCGCGTTGGTGGCAACCAGACCGATGGCCCCGCTGACCGGGGACGCGCCGCCGGTCAGGGTGACGACGCGGTTGCCCTTGATATGGACGTCCTCGATGCCCCCCGCGAAGCCGTGCAGGATGATCCCGGCAGTGAACGCCTGGGAGCCGTCAACCGACACCAACTCGTTGCTTTCGATCCATACGCCCGACAGCGGGTTGCGCACGGACTGGAACTGGTTGCTGAGGTAGATGCCCGCGTTACCAACGCCGCCGACCGGGGCCTCTGCCTTGTTGCGGTACAGATGAATGTTCTTACAGGGGCCGTTCTCCGCGCCGACGGCGGTGCCGCGGGTATCCACGCGGATCGCTGTTGCACCGCTGGCGCTCCAGTCGCCGATGCTCCAGTCGTGAATCTTGTTTTCATAGCACCATACGTTTTCTGCCGACAGCAGCCTGATTGCTGCGCCGTAGGAGATCACCCCGGAGATGTCGTTTCCGAAGATGTGCACGCCGTTACTGCGAGTCTCAAGCGGGCTATGCTGGTTCATCAGGTCGATGGCGCCGCCCCAATAGATGCCGGTGGCGAGGTCGCAACTGATGACGTTGTGGCTGATCTCGCCAGCAAACATGCCGCCAGCAACGTGGATCGGATACCACGCCGAGTTGTGCAGCTTGTTGCGCGTAATCGTGACCTTGTCGTTATCGCGCAGGAAAACGGCGCAGCCCGACATGCCGTTGACTACGTTGTGTTCGATAACCACATCGTCCACGTTATCGACGTAGAAGCCGTGGGCGACAATCAGGTTTTCCTTCGTGCTGTCCCCTTTAAAGTTCCAGTCGGTAATCGCGCAGTTGCGGTAGGTGTGCCGCTCAAACTTCGTGACGCCATCGCCCCCGAAGAAAGCATATTTGTTTACCGTGGAAGCGGTCGCCAAGCCGGCACCATCGACGTGGATACCTTCAACGGTGACGTCGCTTGTCTCGAAGGCGAAAACCTTGGTGCCGCCCGCGCCAATATCAGGAACGATAACCGACAGGCTGTGACCAAGCCCAAGCAGGCGCAGAGGCTTGGTTGCCGTCACAACGCCTCGCACTGGATAGCGAGCTTGCGGGACAAACAGCCCGCCACCTACGTCGAAAGCCGCTTGGAACGCAGGCGTCCAGTCCCAAGTCTCCGGATCGAGCGGGTCAGGCTTGCTGGTAATTGCGCCGGCAAACTCCCAGAGGTTCATCAGCTGCGCGGAAAGCATCTGCCCGGCGGTGTTGATTGCAGCTGCAAGTGGCTGACGAGCCCATCCGACAATTCCCGCGCCGCCTAGAGCCTCCAACTCGCCCCGCAAAGAATCATCGGTACGGATAACAAGCAAAGCTTCGTCTGCGGCCCAGTTACCGGAAAGCCCAACCGGGAACGCAGACGGCAGCTTGATCGCGTAGAGGATTCCGGGAGTCGATGCGCGCTCAATCAACTGAGTCGGCCGCAGCACAGTGAGCGGAGAGCCGTCGACGTATTCCAGAACTTCGGGCTCGAAGCCGGATGCAGCCAGGAAGTCGGTAAAATCCTTCTCCATGCCGGCAAAGGTTTTCCGCGAAACGCCGAGGCGGTCGGTCCACGTCAGCTCTTGCGTATTAACCGCGACATCAGTGTTCTGGACGTTGTCCATGAAGTCGCGGGCGTCCGTACTCGGAACGGGATTGCCGGTTTTGTAGGGCATTGAATTTACTCCAGGCGAACGAAATCGCACGGCGTCCTTGCGGGCCGTGTCCGGTATGTGGTGTTGGCTAGTTGTTAAGCGGGTGTTGCGTTGTCGTACTGGTAGATGCGCGGGTCGTAGTTGGTGGCCTCGACTGACGCGCTATCGGTCCCGCTCGGGCTGATCGATGTGATCAGCGCCGGATAGCTCCAGCGCGTTACCGGTCCGAACAGGATGTGCGGCGGCTCGATAGACCAGCTGGTGTCCGGCACGAAGTCCACGCCGGTGACGGAAAGGCGATAGTCATCGATGCGCGTCGCCGTGTATGGGCCGGCCAGCGTGCCGTCAGGCCGGCGAATGCCAACCACATGCGCCCCGCCTGCCGACCAGTCCAGCGGCTCGGACGACTCGATGATCCCGCTGTCATAGCTGAGCATCAGTGCGCTCTGGCCGTAGCCAGGCACGTCATCTGCCAGCGCGCAGTACGACAGGTAGCGCGAGTTCAGCGCGTCCATTTCAGTGGCAAACGAGTACGACCAGCGCCGATATTTTTGCATCATCCGGCGCCGCATCCCGTACCGCCACGCGCGGGTGCGATCCGTGACGCCCTCCAGCGTGACTTTCTCGACTCGGCGCCCGACATCGCCAGCGATCCGACACTCGACCGTCTCCTTCTGCCATGTGATGCCGTCGATGTACTCGACATCGACACCGTCGAAGTCGTCAGGCGTGACGGCGCTGAACTGCCGAGACAAGCCTTCGGTCATGTTCTGCGGCGTGTACATGTGCTCGAAGGCCGACCGCGGCTCGTCGCGCACAGGTCGGATCAGGCCTCGATCAAGCGTCAGCTCAGAAAAGCCTGCAGCAAGCGCGTCGTTTAGCCATTCCTTGACGGTGCCAGAACTCTCAATCGACGCGTCGAAGTAGTCTCCGCGCGCGGACCAAATCTCGCCCAGACGATCCAGTTCCTCGAAGTCGATATCGTCATCCGTGTAGCCAATCGAGCGCGCCACGTAGGCCACCCACGGCGCGATATCGCGTGTAGGCGTCTCAACGTCCCACGCCCCGCCATTGCGGATCGGCAGCACGCGGGTAGCGATGACAGAGATCAGCTGCTCGGATTGTGAGGCCAGCCGATGCCCGCCGCGTACCCGAACGGCAATCGTCGTCGCTCCCTGGTAGCTGGTCGGCGCCGGAAGTTTCGCGCGCAGGCCGTACCACTGGACGTTCTCTTGAATGTTCGGGTTTGTGTCCTTAGCGCCGATGCGGCGGACTCGCATTTCAGGCCGCATTGCCGAGCCTAGCGCGATGGTTTCCGTGAAGCCCAGCTGATCCAATGTCTTGGCGGTGTAAGTCTTCTTCACTGAAGTCCATGCGCCGGCAGTAGCCATGTCTCGGTACTGCATTTCTACCGTTACAGACCGGTTGATCAACTGCCCCTTCGAGCCGATATGAATCAGGCCTCCCGGGAACATGAAGTCGACCTGCATCGACTGCGTGGTTTCACCTACAGGGCAAGCCGCAAACGGGCCAGCCCAATCACCCTCCTGAGTACTGGCATCCAGCGTGATGGAGGCCGAAGAACTGGTAAGCGGCAAGAATCCAGGCCAGCCATTGTCGGTAGCGCCGGCATCAGTCAGGCGCTCGACCGCAATAGAGTTTGTTCCAGCAGCCTTGAGCCGGTAGCGCAGCCCGGCGTAACCGATGCCCATCGATACCGATCCAGTCTTGAGGGTCGTCACCGCTGCGCCATTGGCGTAGCTGAGCGTGATCTGGCCGTTAGTCGAAGGGGCGACAGGCGGGGTATACGTCTCGATCTTGTACAGCCCCTCGTTGTCGCCAATGATCTCGACGTTCATTCCGGCGAACGGAGCGAGCTGCGAAAAATCGCCCTCAATGATATCGCGCGCCGCCCCTCCGTCCGTCACGGTGTACGGGTAAGCGGCCTCGATGCGAACGATCATGCCGGCCGCCCAGCCATCAGGGATTGATCCTGCGCCGGATGGAATCGTGATCGTATCGCCGCTGAGGATGTAGCTCGATGCGGTCACAACCGGATCGACGGCGTAGGTCGCGCGCAGCTCAAGGCCAGCCGTACCGCTGCTTGTCGATCCGACCTCAGTCGATGAATGCCACCACTCGGCCGCCTTCTCTGCCGCCACGCTCGCGCCTGGCTGGTAGATGGCGTACTCCGCATCGGCGCCGAGGGAAATGATCGGCGTGTCGCCTACCTGAATCTCGCTCGCATTGATCTGGTACTTGCCCTTGCCGATGCACAGCAGCATTTCAACCCACTGCGATTTAGGGTCGCCTGCTTTGAAGTAGCGGCGCGGAGGCAGTAGGTAGTCCGGGTAAACCTTGCGGCGGCCGGCAATCTCACGGATCGGAGAGTTCAGCTTGACCTTGTTGCCCTTAGCTGCGGCCTCCGTCAGCTTGTCGCCGGTCCGTGCGTTGTTCTTCGGCTGCGATGGCATCTTCGGCATGAAGAGGCCGGTGACGAAGTTAAACGTCGCCTGCAGCGTGACGGCTGCGATGACCAGTTCAGCGCCCTTCGGCTCGATGTGGATAGCCACGGCGTCATCCGGCGCGAACTCTGCGGCATCCCACTCGGCCGGATCGATCAGCGCGCCATTGATCTCGACGCTGATCGGCGGCGATTCGCGGCGCTCAAAGGCCGGCACGTTTGCCCGCAACCACGCCTCGACGGTCATCGGAGAAGCAGTGCGATGCGTCTCCAGCGGAGCGCCCTGCAGCTTGCTCGGGTAGATTTCGATCATGCTCGGTCCCGGTAGTAGGTGACACGCGCGTAGTCGCGCTCGAAGTCGTTCAGCCGCAGCAGCCGCGCGCTGGTCTTGTTGTTGCGGATTTCCAGCACACGCAGCCCCTCGCCGAGATCAACCACAACGGCAACATGCAGGCACAGAGAGCCGCGGAAGCAGGCGGCAATCGCCCCGACCTCCGGCGCGCACTCCTCCATCAGTGCCGCTTCAGCTCGGTAGGCCCGGGTGAATTCGGCCGGCTGCGTGTTGCGCACGCCTCCCCATGAAGGCAGCAGGCGCTTGCCGTAGATGACGTGCCGCACCTCGCGCACCAGTCCCCAGCAGTCGTACCGATCCGGCCCGCGGGCGCCGTCTTCGTAGGTCGCGCGCAGGTAGTGGTCGATCCAGGTCATAGGTACTTGAGGCCGGGGGCGAAGTTGGTATCGATAAGGTCGCGCGGCCAGGCCACATTGATCAGGTCGAAGTAGCCGGCCGTGATCTGGACCTGTGCGCCGAAGATAGCCCCGCCGAGGACTTTCATCCTGTACGGAGCCTCTGCCGGCGCTGTCAGGTCGCTGGCCAAGTAGGTGCGGAAGATCAGGGAAACGGTCTGCCCAGCTTTGAGCGCGGTATCGATCTTCTGCTGCGCCTCCCCTGTCACGTTGTCGATCGCAAACGTGAGATTCTGTGCCCCGCTGTTCGTCTTGGCCGGCAGCGAAACCGCAATGCCAGACGCGAGGAACGTCAACGCCCGCCCGTTCTCATCGATGACTGACTGATCCTCGAATCCCTGACACAGCAGGATCGGTTCCGCCCAAGCGGCGCACGTCAGCTCAATCGTGCTGATGATCGTGTCGCCGCCAGAGGCATACACTCGTTCGAGAATGGTCATGCTTCAGGCCACTCCCGGTTAAGCGCAAGGTCGAGAATCGACGGGTAGAGGATGTATTGCGGCAGGTGCTGCCAGCCATCGGCGAAGGTCTGCTTCTCGCGGATCTCAAGCCGGCAGCTGATGCGCCAGTAATCGGGCCCATCCATGCGCGCGGTGTAGGCCGGAGCGGCGTCCGAACCTACGAATCGCATGACGGTTTGCTTGGTCGGGCCTGCGGT